ATTACAGGATTGCAACCTATTACATTTAGATGCAGTCATTATTTAAATAGTCAAGGATGTGCAAAAGCTGGTGATGTTTGGGTTGATTATTTATCAAACACAAATTATGGCGGTGCTGTTCCATCAAATCTTATTGATACAACATCAGCCACAGCATTAAACACTTATGGTGATACAACAATTCCATATACTAATAATGTTGGCGTGGCTTCTACAATGCCCCGTTATAGAATTAATGGTGTATTAGACACGGCAACAAATGTATTAGATAACATTGATAAAATATTAATTGCGGCTGATTCATGGATGGCATACAACGCGGCTCAAGGGCAATGGAGTATTGTTATCAATCAAGCATCAACTTCATCATTTAGTTTTAATGATAATAATATTATTGGTGAAATAACAGTTGGATTAACTGACATTAATCAATCCGTAAATCAAATTGAAGCGCGTTATCCTAATGGATTAAATAAAGATATTTCAGATTTTGTTGCATTGCAAACTTCATCAGGGCTTTTATATGCCAATGAACCAGTTAATAAACAAACCATTGATTTTAATTTAGTAAACAATAATGTAACTGTTCAATATTTAGCCAATAAAATATTAAAGCAAGCGCGTGAAGATTTGCTTGTTTCTTTTGCATCAAATTATCAAGGCATTCAAGTTAATGCTGGTGATGTTGTTACAGTTACAAACACGGCTTATGGCTGGTCAAGCAAATTATTTAGAGTGATGCAAGTTAATGAAGCATCATTGCCTGATGGAAGTTTAGGCGCATCATTTCAAATGATTGAATACAATCCAACAGTTTATGATGTTTCAAGCATTACACAATATCAACCAGCCCCTAATAGTAGCATTCCATTCTTGGGTTATTTTGGGGCATTAGCCGCCCCAACTGTTACAGACCAACAACCTAATGCCGCTGTTCCAAGTTTTTCTGTTAATTGTGTTTTGCCATCTGTTGGACAAATTTTAAGCGTTACATTGTTTTATACTAATGTGGCATCACCATCAACAACTGATTGGGTTTTATGGGGTGTTTTAACGGCTTCTAATTCAAGCCCATTTACTAATGGAACAACATTAAAATTTCCACACATTGGGCTTCCAACTGATACTTATTATTTTGCATTTTTAGTTGGCAATAATTCAGGAAATTCAGCATTAAGCGCACAATCATCTAGTTATGTTTGGTCACCTAATCCATCAACATCAGCGGTGGCAGGCACATTTATTTCGCAATTTAGCCCTCAAAATTTATCTGTTCCTTATGATGGAACAACGGCAACATTGACAGGAATTATTCCAACGCTTTATGGCAATGCCGCTGGTGGTTCAATTGATTTTGTTGGCGCACAAACTGATACTGATTCATCATTTGTAAATAACACATGGCGTATTGGTGGCAGTTCAACCACAGGTTATGGGGACATTGTTAAATCAGGGATTACTATTGGCAATCCAAGTGATGGTGGTTTTTATGCGTTATTTCCAACACCAACAGCAATGTCAACCAACCCAGCAACCATTGTTGTACCTGTTAGATATAAAGGTTCAACAGGTGCTATTACGCAAGGCGCAAATGCCACATTGCAATTAGTTTATGCGGTTAAAGGGGCAACGGGGACTGCTGGCGCAAACGCGAACAAAAATGGCATTGCTTATTTATATCAATGGGCAACTACAACACCAAGTAACCCAACAGGTTATTCAACATTTACATGGGCATCATTATCCAATAGCAGTTATACGGGTGGAAATAGTTGGACAACATCTATTCCTGCAAATCCTGCAACGGCTGGCATTGCTTTATGGCAAGCGGCAATTGCGGTGGTTGATGTAACAACAGCGGTAACTTCATCAGTTAATTGGGCAAGTGGATTTTCAATTAGCAATATTTCTCAAAATGGGGTTGCTGGAACAAATGGTGCAAATGGTGCAAATGGTGCAAATGCAACACAAACTGCCATTGCCGCAGTTTTTCAATGGGCATTAACAATTCCAGCCGCCCCAACTGGCACGGCAACATATACATGGGCATCAGGGACATTTACACCAACACCAAGTGGATGGACATTAAGCCCAACAACATCACCTAGTGTTGGTTATACATTATGGCAAGCAAGTGTAAGGTTGCTTGATACAGCAACAGTAACCACATCCACAATTAATTGGACAACATCAACAATTTCAGCCGTTGGTTATGCAGGCACAAATGGAACAAATGGAACAAATGGAACAAATGGTTCACAAGGCGCATCAGCAAGGACTTGCTATACAAAAACAACATTATCTGCATTATCATCAACACCAACAACAATTACAACAACGGGGTCAACATCCTTTCCACCTAATGATTCATGGGGAACAGGCACAGTTTGGCAATCTACAGCACCAACAATTGTTGCAGGCGAATCAGTATATCAATCTGATGGATTTTATGACCCATCAACATCAACGCCAAGCACAGTTTGGAATGTTCCATATTTATCAACATTAAAGGTTGGCTCACTTTCAGCAATATCAGCCAATTTAGGTTCAATAACAAGTGGAAATATTACGCTTAATTCATCAAGTTACATTGAGGGTGGACAGACTGCATTTAATACTGGTTCAGGATTCTTTTTAGGGTATGACACAACTACAACATCAGCATATAAATTTAGTATTGGCAACCCATCAGCGCAATATTTAACTTGGGATGGCTCATATTTAAGAAGTAGTGGAATGCCCAAGCAGGCGGGTTTGCAAATATTTTCAACTGCTGGAACATATACTTTTAATGTGCCAATTGGAATTTATGTTCTTTATGTAACAACAATTATTGGTGGTGGTGGTGGTGGTGCTTATGGTGGAAATCTAGGAACAGTTTTAGGTTATGGTGGTGGCGGTGGGGCTGGAGAAATAAAAACAAATATTAGAATTCCGTCAAGTGGGCAATTTTCTGGAAATGGAACAGAACAATTGACAATTGTTGTTGGTCAAGGTGGAGTGGCAGGAACAACTTATAATACCAGTTTTATACCAATAGCATCAGCGGCACGCGGTGGAAATGGGTATGATTCTAGTGTTTCCTTGGTTAGTGGGGCAACTTATGTTACTGCGCTTGCTGGAAAAGGTGGATATCAAACTTGTTATGGAACCAGTACAGCAGGTTATGGTTGGTATCAAGGACAATCAGGAAATCCTTATACAGCACTTTATGATGCAAATAATGTAACTGAATATTGTTATGATACTGCAACTTGGGCAAATGTTGCTGGCGGTTCACATATGTTTGGTCGTGGAAATATTGTAGTTAATCGCACTTTTACAATATCCCCAATTAGTGGAACAGGTGGAAATGGGGCAGTACCAACAAATGGTTCAAATCCACAAGTTTTGCCACAAGCTGGACAAGCTGGAATTGTTGTTTTGCAATGGTAGTTTAAACTTAATTTGTGATACAATAATTAAAAAGATAAGACATTGCCGCCCTCGGTAAGCACATCGGGGCGTTATTTTACCAAGTGAGGGATGCGTAATGGCTATTTTTAATAAAAACACTTTGACCCAAGTTTCAGGGTTTGATAATCCAATTATTGCTGGCGAATTAGTTTACAACCAAAAGACATTTTGGAATTTGACTATGCAAGCATCAGACGGCACGCCAATAAGTTTGGTGGGGGCAACAATAGATGCTTCAATTATTCGCAGACAATTATCCAACATTCAAGACACGCGCTATGGCTTAACATTTGACATTGCCGATTATACAGTTTCAACACCAACAGCAATTTCATTAACCATCAGTAATCGCGTTGATGCTAATGGAACATTTACATTGACCATTGATGAATCAGCATGGTCAGTATTGACAAGTGACACGCAATTAGACATTAGCGCAACATCGCCAGTTGGCTTTAGTGGTCGCATTAAAATTAGTTTTCCAGCATTAGGCACAACCCCAGCCCAAGATAGCATCATTTTCTTATTGTTCTTGGTGCGTAGTGATGGAGTAACCAATTAATGGATGTCAAAATTAGCAAAGCATCGGGCAATGATATAACGCTAGTCGTTACGCCACAAGCCAAGCAAACCATTGTTATTGATAGAAATATCAAAGGTGATACTGGCGCAACAGGGGCAACAGGCGCAACAGGTTCAGCCGCAACTATTGCAGTTGGAACAACAACAACGGGGGCGGCTGGCAGTAACGCAAATGTTACTAATAGTGGAACATCATCAGCGGCAACATTTAATTTTACAATTCCACAAGG